CAGTGGACCATGGTTCCAGTTTCTCCCGACCCCGAACCCAAACTCCCAGTTCGCAAACCGTGTTTAACTAACCCCCGACCTTGGTCCCCCCCAAACAAATATAGGTGGGGGGAAGAGAGGGGGTGGACTAAGAAGAAACTTACGCCGCCAGCTTTGTAATTGGCATAATTCCACGCAACCTGGTTTGCTGATATATTTATCCGGTGAGTTTTTGTAATTTTGAGTTCGATCCAGAAGGCTGACCCCTCCGCGCACACGTGAACGTCTGGAACGCCGCCGCCATAGCGGTTTTCAATCCGTGTGGTGCTCCAATGCGGGGGTATCTTTTCCCTCACTCTGTTCCACAGAAGAGTCTCCGGTTTCTGTGCCATTAATCACCTTATAATCTGCATCAATAAATGCGGTTGGGTGTGATTTACGAAGCTCCGATAAACGACTTTCAATCTCTTCGCGGCTCATATTCTCAATAGCATGGAAGTGATTAGTCTCGCGCCTATCAACAGTAAGTCCACCTAGAGCAGATCGCGTTTTCTCTGCATTAATCGCCGCAGAAAAGTGCCCCTTTTCTTCAGCCCCCACAGATAAATCTCTTAACCTCTTCAACTGGCCCATCAGGGTGACGCCATATTTACGCTCCCTGTCTTCCCGGAGCTCTTCTATAAATTCCGATACATGAGGAAACAACTGGGAGTCCAAAAGTTTATAAGCCTGTATTTTGGCTACCCCATTAGTATCAGAATAGCCGGCCAACCTTGCGCACTCAGCATTAGAGTTAGTGCCATCCACGTAATGACGAGCGAACTCTTTCTGTCGGTTAGTCAGTTTCCGGCCATGAGATTCTTCAATCTCTTCCGCTCTTCTATCGATCCGACGTTTCATAGTTACTCCTATATACAGGCCTTTTCAAAAATACAATTTGGTTTTTCAATATCGAAATGCCTCACGGTTAGAGTAAGAGTGCCACGAAACAGAGCTTTTTGACACGAGGTGCCACGAGAATCATAAATAGTGCCACGAGGTTATTTGGCTGTATTCCGGTGTTTTTGGTACACTTTTCGGTGTACGTGGCACTTGAGACACTTTTTTTCCTCTATTTTTTTATTTTTCATTCTCTTTTTTAAATTTGCCCCTATATATGGAACGAATGTCATAGCTCTCGAATTTACTATCTTTTATCCGTTCTGCGAACTTGGCATCCCATTTTTGGACAGCCAACTGGAGTTCTTCTGGACTATTGTAGAGCCAGTGTTGTTTTTTAGGCGGCATGATCCCCTCCTACGTGGGATATGATAGCTTGACCAACTTTCTTATCTTTAGTATTCTACCATTAGAAAGGGAGGAAGTGAAATGACCAATAACCAAGAGAATCTTGTCACATGTCCCGCGTGCAGTGGGAATGGATACATTATAGATGGTGATCCAGAAGTAGAAGGTCCTGTTGTGGACCAATGTGGCATGTGCGACAGCCAGGGCGAGGTAGAGGAATCCTACGCCCAAGAATGGCCTTTCAAATGACCAATCAAAGAGGTTTGTAGAATGAAAATAGAACTGAACTTTGCTAATTTCCACAATCTTGTGCGTGTGATGTACAACGTCGATTATGTACATATCCAGGACGTCTTATCTAATGAGGAGTGGGGTAAATTCAGAAGTGATCCCTGCGGCTTTTTTATCCGCACAGATGATACGAAAGCCCAGGCCATCTGGGACGCAGCGATGAAGCGTGGAGCTTACGCCGCATGAGCACACATCTCACGGAGATTAACCTCGAGGCGGTTAGGAATATTAAAAGAGCGGTCAAGGATTATTCCAAGAGACTTGAGGAAGAGTGTGGGGTTAGTGTTCGAGTTGGGAAGCGAAAAGACTTTGGGAAGAAAGGCAACAGTTACAGTATTCTTCTCAGTTTCTACCCATACACCACTTGTGGTCACTGCGGCAAAAGAATGGCTTCTTCCTTAAAAGGTGCCAATGGCAAGCGTTATTGTGGTAAGTCCTGCAAAGGCAAGGCGTACCGGATGCGGGGGGAACAGAGGAACGAGGCAGTATGCCAAGAAAATAAAGTTCTGCGCGAAGAAAACAAACGTCTGAGGGCATTGACACATGATCAAGAAAATCTGGAAGGAAATCCGCAACCCCAAACACTGGGAGAGTAGAATGGGCTGGGAATATTTCGCATTGATCGCGTTGGGTAGTCTTATCGTTGGTCTTTTCGCCGGCGGGGGATGATTAGGAAATGCAATCAAAGGAACATATTAGGGGTTTGTGCGTCGATTGTGGCGAAAAGACCTTATTAGAAGTTCACTACTGCGAACCAAATCAAGGCAAGTATAGCGAAAACAAGGGAGCAATAAGACTCTGCTCAAAGTGCCATCGGGCGAGACACATAGATCGTAATGGGGATTATTGGAAGGACCCTTTGGAAATGGCCGCGTACTGGTATATGTGGGATTACGAAATTGGCGATCTTGGCGATGGCGGACGTTTAAAAAACAAGGGGTCGTTATGAAACACGAATCTATGATGCAAGCGTATCGACTATTAGTTCCATACGTCTTTACGGCAGATGAAGACGACCCACATGTACTTATTGCACAGGATCGTAATTATGAGGAAATACCCAAAGCGAGGATTCGTTTCAAACGTAATCCTGGGACCTTTCTGGGCGTGTGGCATAGTGTCCAGCGTAATCCTGCTTGGCCCCCATCCTTCTATATGTACGACGACAACCCCGAGTCGAGGAAGGATTATTGGGAAAGGCTAGGAAAGCTTTATACACACAAGCACGTTATCGTGGAATGGAGAGTCGCACATGCGGCAGAAACTCAATAACCGGAGACCAACGATCACTAGGGTCTTGGAGACCGAAAGCGACAAATACTACGTCTCCTTCGGATTGGACCTTGGCGATCTGACCATCCGTGAGGTATTTATAAGGGGATCCAAGATTGGTAGCGATATGGAGAGACTCCTGGACGATGCGTCCGTGGTCCTGTCGCTGGCACTCCAGTACGGGTTGCCCTTGGATCAGTTGTTACACAGCCTGCACACGGGCCGGGAAGAGGGTGGCACTTCCATTGTGGCGAGGGCCATTGCGTTAATGAATGAAGAAATTGACAAGATCCAAGAAGCGTTCCCCAACGGCGGCACTTCTCCATTGGAAGATGTACCAGCAAAGGAAGGTGCAGCCGAAGAAGGGGAAGGGGTCATACGACAGGAATAAACCGGGGATTATAGTATGGAATTTGTAGAGATTTTCGGGGTTCGCTATCCACGCGTCGTCATTCAGTGGAAAGATATTATCGGGGCTGGCTCCTTCGGTAGTCTTGATGAGTCACGGGAGCTACAATGTCCGGCGATGGTGACAGAGGGGTATCTCTTTGATGACTTCGAGGAGGATGGCGAGAGATACATACGCACGTTTGCCTCTTACCAGACGAGTGACGAAGCCAGCTTTGCGGATCGCAACTGCTTTCCGTTTTGTGTACTGACAAAGAAAAGCAGACGGGAAGTGGAGTTCGCATTAATGTTCATGAATCATGACGACTAAAAAACCTCCCCCACTGCCACCGTTCAAGGATGGCAGCAAAACCCATCAATACCTTATGGCCTGCCATGATCGCATTCGAGCGATGATGGAGTTGGTTGACCCGGAATTTGAAACCACGGGCGACTGTCTGGTGCAGGCTGACAAATTGATTAGTGAGCATCGTAATGACAGGTAGAACCCGGCGCCGTGCCAAGGCTCGGCCTTTTAATCACCGCAAGAAGCTTGGACCAAGGTCCGCGTGGCGTGGATCGCGCAAGAAGAGGAGGGGGCAAGGCTAACGCTTGATCGCATCGAGGTCGTAACCCATCGTGCTCAGAAGTTTCTCGACCTTGTAGATCGAAGGTTCCGCTATCTTTCTTCGTTCATAGTTCTCGATGGTACTGGTGCCAATGCCGGATAGAAGAGAAAGCTGGGGCCTTGTAAGCCCAGCTTCCCTTCTGATTTCCAACAGGACATTCGACCAGTGGTTGGGTATTTTTCTCAATCATCCTATCAGTGCTTCACTTCGCCATCTGTATCGAACTCTTCCAAGATGTCGTCATACTTTGCCTCTTCATCCCCAGTGGCGATACCCAAAGTAATCGTGAGTATCCTGGACATGAGGTAGGCGAGGGTAGGCAATCCGATTTGCACTGCTCCATACTCTACTGCTACACGGAACAATGCCACAACTCGCCCTATAGGGGAAACCCCCAAAGGGCTTCCCTCTACTAGGTTCGTCATCTCTTCATAGAAGGACTCCATGTCGTTCATCGGGCGCCCTTCTCTAACACGGCTGCATACCGCTGCAGAATTTGCTTGTCGGTGGGGACATCCTTGGCGATGTCCACCAGATAGGCGATCTGCTGCGCTGGCGAACGGTTGTTCGCTTTAGCTATTTTCTGTAGCGGTTTCCAAATAGCCATTGGTACCGCCACGGACCTAAAAGTTCTTCTTTCTGTCATTTGCGTGCGACTCCCTGTTTCGGTTCACCAGTTAAACGCCTAAGTTCTTTACTGAGATCCCAACGCAGGAATAGCCCATCAGTGTGAGCCTCCCCGTTCATAAATGCGTCGATACCTCTTACAAGCCAGTTCAGGCGTACTAATTTCCCTGGCTTACGCATAACAACTTTCGCTCCCATCGCCATGTCATGATAACGCAAGAGCGGGTCATTAAGAGAGTCCCACTTTTTCTGGGAGAGCCGTTCAAAAACACTACGTGCCGTGTCCAAGCCAGCGAGTTGGGTCAGTCTCCAACAGACCAGAGAGCAAATCTCTGAGGAGCCTTCTATCTTACTGATGCGAGCGCCTACTTGCGTTATCTCTTCGATAATAGGATACGCATCCAGAAGTTCCAGACTCTCACGGGTACTCGGAACAATTTGCTGCGCTCTCCAGTTAGTGTTCTCCCACCGCCAGATCGTCCGTAGAGCGGTTGCTACTTTAATTGCGTTCTTTACTTGTCGCATAGCCAGGATATGAGCCATGGACCGCCGACGACCACGGTCCACGTCATCCAGGCTTGGAACCCCTCTCGCCACGGCAGTAGTAAAAGGCACGCCCGCCTCAACACAGGCCCACAATCTAGTTTGGCCATCCAGAAGAGCGCCCGTTCCATTAAACTTAATGGTTTCTCCGTTCACTATCCACTTCCCAGCTTTCATATCACGTGCATAAAGGTCCACATAACGCTGTGAAATGGGGCGGTTGTAGTCTACGTTCTCTTCCAAATACTTTTCCGCTAGTTTCGGAGTAATTCTCTCCGTCGTAATTTTTAGTTTGTGCATAAGTTCTTTATCCTTTGTTCATCGTTACTGGAGCCATTCTTGTAGCTCCTCTCCCATCACCACACTGGCGATGTCTCTTTTGGTGCGGAGAGCTTTGACGATCTTCTCGTCAATGGTGCCTTCTGCAATCAAATCTATGTATGTGACGTGATCTGTTTGACCAATACGGTGCGCCCTGTCTTCGGACTGCATCCGAACAGCCAGATCAAAACTGTTAGCGAAATAAATTACGGTTGTCGCTGCAGTAAGAGTGATCCCGTAACCGCCCGTCTGTGGATTGCCCACAAAGAACTGCGCGTCACCGTTCTGGAATTGCTCGATGGCCGAGGTCCGGTCCTCGTCGGACGTGTCCCCATAGTAAGTAACCGTGGACCGGGGTCCGTACTCCTTCTGCAACGCTTCGGTGATCCGTTGCACGTCGTAACGGAATCGTGACCAGATGATGGCCTTACCCTCGACCTCTTCCAGACAACTCATGAGTTCGTTCAGACGGCTGTCTGCAATCTCCACAAAAGCGCCACCATCTGCCTTGGTATGGCCACTAAGTATCTGCTGCATTCGTAACAACTGGGTCATGACATTGGTGGTCGTCATGAACTGGTCGTCTTCGAGATGGGCCAGAGCGTAGTCCTTCAGATCCTGGTAGATGCGGGACTGCTCGTCCGTGAGAGTGACATTCCTCTGGATGTAGATCTTGGCCGGCAGATCCAGACACTGCTCTTTGGTAATCCGCGACGAGAACTCTTTGAGCAGCATCGTTAGTTGCTCAAGATTTCGATAGCCAACCAGTTGGTTGTAGGAATGGGTGCCGACACTGCGACGTTTCATCACGGCATATCGATACTGAAACTGGAAGAAGTTGTCGCCGCAATCTCCCAACAAGCTTTTGTCCAGGAAGCGGCATTGCGCCCAAAGATCCATAGGGCTCTGGGTCACGGGAAATCCGGTCAGGATGCGCCGGTACTTGGCCAGCCCAGCCAATTTAATCAGACTCTTGGTTCGTCTGGCCTTGGGGGATTTAATTGAAGTGGACTCGTCTACCGCCAAAAAAGCCACTGATGCCTGTAAAAGGGCCTCTAAGAACCGTTGGCCTTTGGAAGTGGAAAGTGCCTCGACATTCATTACAAGCACTCTAAGCCGCTCTGACGCGTTCAGAAGGTCATTTAACGCCTGTTTATGGCCCTTGGGCGGGTCAGGACGCCAAATAACAACATCGCGCTCAATGCGGTCAGGCATGTGCGCGGGGAGCTCGAGATTCGCCCAGTTCCTGTAGACGCCTTTTGGGGCCACTACTATGAAGGTGTCGATCTCGCCGCGCTCGAACAAAAGGGCAGCGTTGTCGATAGCAATCTTCGACTTGCCAGTACCCATCTCGAGAAAGTAGGCCCAGTTGATTTTGTCCCAAGACTTCTTGAGTACTTCAGCCTGATGGGCGAAAGGCTCAGTCTTGTAATCGTATACCATGGCTCCACCATACACGATGAGAAAGGCTATTGCAAATGGTGGCGTCTGCTCTTATAAAGGGGGGCAGAAAGGAGAACTTCAATTGGCTGGAAACGTCTTCGTAACTCAAGAAAATCCCCGTGTAGACATTTTGCCTGCAACGCAGTGGGGTGATCTTACTTCCTTAGCAACTCCTTTTGACCAGATCCTCACCAACCCCGGACGGCTTGTCGCGCAGATAAAGCGCAAGTTGGAAAGGTTTGATGACGAAGACTGGTTACTGGCTATGGGAGATCCAGCCATAATCGGCATTGCATTCGCAATTGCCGCTGATGCCAACGCGGGACGAGTGAACATGCTTAAATGGGATAAAATGGAACGTCAATATTACCCAGTTCGCATTCACCTTCGAGGCGGCGGCATCGAAGAACTTAACAACCTGACGAGGGAGTACGTGGATTGAGTGACATTTGGGAAAAAGAGACTGCGAACGCAGGAGCCTTTGACGGATTTACAACGGAAGCTGGATCAGAACTGTCGGACCTAATACGACAAGTGAATGGTATCAACAAGGAACTGGTGTCAGCCGAAGAAAAAGTAAAAGGGTTCAAGGGCAAACGTGACCGTTATCTCTATGAGCTAATTCCTGCGAAAATGCAGGAGTTGGGTGTGGACAAAGTGGAAGTGGACGGCAACGCTGTCTCACTAATTACTTTTGTTAGTGGAACGATGCCAAAGGATCCTTTGCAAAAGCAAGCGGCCATGGCACATCTCCGTGATATCGGGTGTAGCGATTTTATCAAGAACACCCTTACGTGCCAGTTTGGGCGTACCCAAGACAACCAAGCAAAGGATATTAAAGCGGACTTGGAAGAAGCCGGCCTCTACCCTGAACTGGGGGAGAAGGTGGAACCATCGACGCTAAAGAAGCTGATCAAAGACCGGATTCAGAACGGGCAAGAGATCGACACTGAGATGTTTAACGCGAACGTAGGACAAGTAGCAAAATTATCAGCGACGAAAGGAACATGAGGATGCCAAGACGAAAAAAAGTGAATAAGAAAGCGGTAGCAAAGAAGACGAACGGAAAACTATCGACTGAATTAGCTGAAGCTATAGCGG